TATAACTAGACCTAGAGAAGGAGATCTTATATTCTTACCATGGATAAAAGGTTCAACTGAAAACGCTATAGGTAAATTGTTTGAAATAAAATTTGTTAAGCATGATCAAATGTTTTATCAATTAGGTGATCTTCAAACTTATGATCTTTCATTAGAAACATTTGAATATTCAGATGAGAGATTTAGTACAGGTATACCGGAAGTAGATAGTATTGAGGTAGATAGATCTCAATCATACTTGTTAGATGCAAAAGGTCTAACATTAGAAACTGGATTAGCATTAACTACAGAATCTGGTCAAGAAATTATAAACGATAATTACGATAAAAGAACTCAAGATAAAGATGACGATTCAACCTTCTTCCAAGATGAAGGGGCTGACTTTATTGACTTTAGTGAGTTCAACCCATTTAGCGAGAATAACTTTTAATGTTTGGTAAAAAATATTACAACGGTGTTATAAGAAAGTATGTAGTTTACTTTGGTACTCTGTTTAATAACATAGAGATAGATAGAGAGGATGAATCAGGTAATGCTATTCAGACTTTGCGTGTGCCTGTTTCTTATGGTCCCAGACAGAAATTTATTGAAAGATTAAATGTAGACCCTAATTTAGATAGACAGATACAGATTCAATTACCGAGAATGTCATTTGAGATGATTTCATTTCAGTATGATCCTGAGCGTAGAATGAATCCTATGAGAGATTTAGTACAGGCTAAAAGAGATGAATCATTTAATTTGTCTAGTGTTGGAACACCAACTCCATTCAATATAGGTTTTGAATTAGCTATTATGGTAAAAAATGCAGAAGATGGAGTAAGAATATTAGAACAAATCTTGCCCTATTTTACTCCTGAGTTTACAGCTACTCTTAAATTAATAGATGGATTAGATTTTGGTTTTGATATACCTGTAGTGTTTCAAAGTTTAAATACTTCAGATTCTTATGAAGGTAATTTTGAATCAAGAAGAGCTCTTATTCATACTTTAAGATTTGATATAAAAGGATATGTATTTGGTCCTGTAGAAGATAAGAAAGGTCTTATTAAAAAAGCAAATACTCAATTTTATGTTGACCCAGGTGCACCAGGTGTATTTAATATTAATAGTATTTCTACTCCTGCTTCTAGAATAACTATAACACCTGGATTAGATGCTAACGGTAACCCAACATCTAATAGCACACTTGCTATAAATACAGATAGTGTTAGTGCAAATGATAACTATGGATTCGTGACAGATAAATACTTTAATGGATAATAAAGATACTATTGGTGAGTTTTTAGAACTAGAGCCTCTCAAGAAAGATATAACAAAAGCAAAAGCAATTGTAAATGACAGTAAGTTAGATAATGACTTTGAGTATGCAAGAGGTAACTTATATCAAGTTATTGAAAATGGCTCAAATGCATTACAAGAGCTTCTAGAAGTTGCACAGCAATCTCAGCACCCCAGAGCATTTGAAGTAGTAGCTACTCTAGTACGTACTTTATCTGATGCTAATATTGCTCTAATGGACTTATCTAAAAAGAAACAAAATATAGAAACAGCTGCTAACGGTGGTACTAATCCATCTACAGTAAACAATACTTTGTTTGTAGGTAGTACAGGCGACTTGCAGAAACTAATTAAGAAACAAATAAATGAATCAAGCTAGAGAAAATTACTTAGGTAATCCTAACTTAAAACGAGCTAATGTTCCTCAAGAGTTTACTCCGGAGCAAGTAGAAGAGTTTGTAAAATGTTCTACTGATTGTGTTTATTTTATTCAAAACTATATACAGATTGTAAATATAGATGAAGGTCTAGTTCCTTTTAATCTGTATGACTTTCAAGAAGATATAGTTAAACTAGTTCAAGATGAAAGATTTGTTATATGTAAGATGCCTAGGCAGTCTGGTAAAACAACTACTATTGCTGCTACATTATTATGGTATTTAATGTTTAATGAGTCTTTTAGTATAGCTATTCTAGCTCATAAATCTCAACAGTCAAGAGAAATTTTAGCCCGAATATCCTTAGCATATGAACATCTTCCAAGATGGTTACAGTTAGGAGTAGTAGAGTGGAATAAAGGTAATGTTGAGTTAGAAAATGGCTCTAAAATTTTAGCTGCTTCTACATCCGCTTCAGCAATAAGAGGGGGATCTTTTAACTTAATTTATTTAGATGAGTTTGCCTTTGTACCTATGCATATTCAAGAAGAGTTTTTTGCTTCTGTTTATCCTACGATTTCATCTGGTAAGACATCTAAAGTTTTAATTACCTCAACACCTAATGGTTTAAATCTGTTCTATAAAATATGGAATGATAGTGAAGAGGGTATTAATGAGTATGAACGAATAGATGTTCATTGGTCAGATGTGCCAGGAAGAGATAAAGAATGGAAAGAACAAACTATTAGAAATACCTCTGCTGATCAGTTTAGAGTAGAGTTTGAATGTGAGTTTATAGGTTCATCAAATACTTTAATCTCACCTTCAGTATTAAAACGATTAGTATATAAGAGACCAATAACTGAAACTGAAGATTATAGATTATATGAAGAGCAGATAAAAGGTCATACTTATGTAGCAATTTGTGATACATCAAGAGGGGTAAATAACGACTACTCAGCTGTTGTTGTTATTGATGTAACAGAGATACCAGCAAAGGTAGTTGCCGTTTATCAGAACAATACAATATCACCTATGAACTTTCCTCAAGTAATAGCAGGGCTATCGAGAAAATATAACAATGCATATATGCTTGTTGAGTCAAATGATATAGGAATGGCAGTTGCTGAATCAATACATAATGATTTAGAGTTAGAAAATGTATTAATGTCAGCTGCAAGAGGGAGAGCTGGTCAGGTTTTATCTTCTGGTTTTGGTGCAGGAGGACAATATTTTGGCGTTAGAACAACTAAGCAAGTCAAAAGAACAGGATGCCTAAATCTAAAGACATTAATAGAAAATGATAGTCTCTTTATAACTGATTATAAAATTTTAGAAGAGCTTACTCATTTTGCTCAAAAAGGTGAATCATATGAAGCCGAAGGTGGCTGTCATGATGACTTGGTAATGTGTTTAGTATTATTTGGTTGGTTGAGCATTCAAGATTATTTTAAAGAATTAACACAAACAGACGTTAGAAAACATACACAAGATCAACACGCAAAAATGATAGAAGAAGATATGCTTCCATTTGGGTTTGTTGAAGATGGTTTTGATCAGGTAGCTGATGGTTATCTCCAAGAGGGGAGCTGGTAGTTTTCTAACCCTAGGTTTTAATAAATATATTCAAACTATTTGAATTTTTAATATAGGAGCATAAGATGGCATTTCAAGTCAGTCCCGGTGTAAATGTTAGCGAAGTCGACTTAACTACAGTAGTGCCTGCAGTTTCCACAACGGAAGGTGCAATAGCTGGTGTATTTGAGTGGGGTCCTGTTGAGCAAAGAGTTCTCGTTGATAGCGAAACTTCTTTAGTATCACGTTTTGGTGAACCAACAGCATCTAATTTCGAAACATTCTTTACCGCATCAAACTTTTTAAACTATGGCAATAAATTATATGTTGTCAGAACAGTTTCAAGTGCTGCCCTAAACTCTACAGGTATCGTATCAGGAAGCGGTGGTGACACCTCAGGCGTACTAATTAAGAATAAAGTTGATTTTGATGCAGCGAGCTATTCAGCTCACGCTGATCATATTTTAGCAGCTAAGTATCCAGGCCTTAAAGGTAATGGATTAAAAGTTGAACTATGTGATTCAAGCGCTGCATTCAATAGTACAGTGACAATAGATGCTGCCTCAGGCGGAACTAATGCTCACATTACTTCTGGATCTTTAACTATAGGAACAGGAAGCTTAACAGCTAACCTAAATGTTATTGCCTCTGGATCAAGTATTACTAATACTCAACTTACAGCTTATTTAGACGAAGTAGTAAACGATATACAGGTAGGGGATTTAATTAACGTAGGCAACACCGCAATTGGTGAGCAAAAACTACAAGTTAAATCAATCGCAGTAAGTGGTTCAGACGTATTCACCGATACAGGTGGAGCGGTTTTTGACGCCACAAGAATAATAACATTCGAAAACAGATATACTTTATCATCAACTATAGCAGAAACTGTACTAGAGAGACAATGGGGTTACTTAGATAACTTTGATGCAGCTCCAGGTACTTCAGCTTATGTAGAAGGTAAAGGTGGTACAGGTGATGAACTTCACGTCGTTGTAATAGACGGTAATGGAGATATTACAGGTACTAAAGGTACAATTATAGAGAAGTGGTCAAACCTTTCAAGAGCAACAGATGCTAAAAACGAATCTGGTGAATCACTATACTGGTTAGATAAATTAAATGATTCATCTAATTGGGTCTATGTAGTTAAAAATCCTGTAACTTCAGGATTAGGTTCAGCTATGGCTG